TTTAAAAGGTTGGTACTTTGGTCCTGAAAGAGAAAAGAAAGTTATTAAGTTTATTGATATAGACTTTGCAGATAGATTAGATGCAAATCTCGAAAGTGATTTTGTAGAAGAAATGACTATTCAACCAGGCTTAACAGCAAACGGTGAGCCAACAACAGACGCGAATAATAGTGTAGCATATAGCACAATAGAATTTGATGATAACTGGGGAGTCATTAAGGTAATTTCCGAAATAGATTAGTGAGTTTAAAATGAGTCAAGATAAGATTTCTAAAGCGCTAGGTCTAACTCCGCTTTCAGAATTAAATGAAGAAATAAAAAGTGTTCAACAAGTTGAGTCTACAGAAATAGAACAGATAGAAAAAAATCTACCTGTTGAAGTTTCAGAAGAAGATGAAAACCTTAATGATTTACAACTAGCAAGAGCTAATGTTAAAAACATTATTGAGCTCGGTGATGATGCCGTAAAAGAAATGGTTGAGATTGCAAAACAATCCGAGTCACCACGAGCCTTTGAAGTTGTATCTACTTTAATGAAAACTTTATTAGATGCCAACAAAGATTATGTTGATATATCTACTAAAAAGAAATATGCTCAGGAAGAAAAACCCGCAGCACAATCAGAGACCAACGTTACGAACAATAATCTTATTCTTTCAACTGCAGATTTACTTAAAATGATTAAAGGTGACCCAAACGATGCTTGAGAAAGGCTATCTTGGTAATTTAAATTTAAAAAGAATTGGTGAAGGTATTGAGTGGTCGCCAGAAATTCTCCAAGAGTTTATGAAATGCGCTGAAGATCCGGTTTATTTTGCAAAAAAATATATTAAAATTGTTCATGTTGATAGAGGACTTGTTCCCTTTGAGATGTATGGATACCAAGAGAATATAACCAAAAAAATCACAGAAAATAGGCGCGTTGCAGTATTAACAGCCCGTCAGTCAGGTAAAACTACAACAGCTGCCGCTATTATTCTTCATTATATATTGTTTAACGAATTTAAAACTGTAGCTATTTTGGCGAACAAAGGAGACGCGTCAAGAGAGGTTCTTTCAAGAATTAAGTTAGCGTATGAAGCATTACCCAAATGGCTGCAACAAGGAGTAGAGGAATGGAACAAAGGAAACATTGCACTTGAAAATGGTTGCCAAGTTTTGGCGGGAACGACATCGTCATCAGCAATTCGTGGTAAGTCTGTTAATTTTCTATATCTCGATGAGGTTGCATTTATTGAAGGGTACGACGAATTTTTCGCATCTGTTTATCCTACTATTTCGTCTGGTGAGTCAACAAAACTTTTAATGACTTCAACTCCTAATGGTTTAAATCATTTTTGGAAAACTTGTAAAGGTGCAAGGGAAGAAACAAACGGTTATCAATACGAAGAAGTTATGTGGTATGATGTTCCAGGTAGGGATGAGAAGTGGAAAGAAGAAACTTTAGCTGCACTGGATTACGACGAGCAAAAATTTAAACAAGAATATTGTTGCGAATTCTTAGGTTCATCGGGGACTTTGATCGATGGATCTAAATTAAAAGCTTTAGCTTATGATAAGCCTATTGCTGAACAAGAAAATACTATTCAATATATGAAGCCCGAAGAAGGTCATGAATATGTTTTGATTGCTGATGTATCACGAGGAAAAGGATTAGATTATTCTACCTTTAATATAATTGATATATCAGGAATGCCATATCAACAAGTTTGTGTGTTTAGAGATAACTACATTGGTCCAGTTGATTTTGCAAGCTTTATATATAGATTAGGAACAATGTATAACGAAGCGGCTGTTTTAGTAGAAATCAATGACATTGGTGAGCAAGTATCAGATACACTCTTAATGGATTATGGCTATGAAAATATGCTTTATACAGCAAACATGGGAGCCCGAGGAAAGCAAATTTCTGGCGGTTTTGGTGGTAAAAGATTAGACAATGGTATAAGAACAACTAAAACTGTAAAGTCAATAGGCTGTTCAATTTTAAAAATGTTAGTTGAACAAGATCAACTAAAATTGCGAGATTATAATACACTACAAGAACTGTCTCGTTTTTCGAAAAAGGCGAATTCTTACGAGGCAGAACCTGGATGTCACGACGATTTAGTTATGAACTTAGTGCTCTTTGGATGGCTCACAGATCAATCATATTTTAAAGATATGACTGACATTAACACATTATTAAAACTTCGTGAAAAAACAGAGGCCCAAATTGATGAAGAGTTATTACCATTTGGATTTATTGATGTCGGTGATGATGAGGTTTATGAAGATAGTCATCAGGATTGGTGATTAGATAAATCAAAAAATTTATAAATAGAAACAGTCACAATAACATATAATAAACGCGTTTCTAATACATAAAGGAGAAAAATATGGCTTTTTCCGTAAGTCCTTCCGTTATTGTTCGAGAAGTGGACGCATCGGCATCAGTACCGGCCATCGCGACACCACCAGCTGCTATAGCTGGGTTGTTTCGTTGGGGTCCAACTAACGAACCTATTCTGATAACATCGGAGACAGAGCTTGTAAATCGTTTTGCTGCTCCAAATGCTGACAACTATGAAACATTTTTCACAGCTGCAGATTATTTGGCTTATGCAAACGCATTATGGGTCGTAAGAGCAGATGATGGTGTTTCACGTCAAGCAAACAATGCTGGCGGAGCATTTCAAGCAAAATATAAAGGTGAACTAGGAGATTCACTTGAAGTTGCGTGGGTTACATCCACGGGCTTTGAAAATGCAGCGATTGACGTTGCCGATATTCCAACTGTAGCAACAGTAAATGGTTTATTCAATGCGAATAATCAAAACGCATCAACACAATCTGTTGCATTTAATGCTAGCACAATAGATTTTATTGGAACTGAAGTCCTCACAGGGATCGGTACCGGAGATAAAATCATAGTTGGTAACAACACTGTAGGTTACCAAGAACTTAATGTAACTTCATTTACTAGTACTGCTGTAAATGCTAACAACACTGCTGAAGCAAACTCTGCTCTCGTTGTTGCAGCAAGCACATCAATTGGGTTTAAGCCTAACTACACATTGGCAGAAACTGATTTAACTAAAGTAAAAATTACTAAAAATTGGGAATATTCAAATCTGTTTACAGGTGCTCCTTCTGGTGCAAACAATATTCACGTTTCAGTAGTAGATAGTACTGGTCAAATTTCTGGTACTGCTGGCACCGTTTTAGAAATATACGAAAACCTTTCAGTAACACCTGCAGCTAGAACAGCCGATGGTAGAGATGCTTATTTTGAAACAGTACTCGATAACAGTGCGTGGATTGAGCTTTTACCTAACGCCAATACAGCGTTACCATCAGTTGGTGGTGCATTAATTAAAGCAGCTGTAAGTACTGCTACAAGTCAGTATGAAGTTATGGCAAACGGTGCTTCACCGACTGCTAACTCAACAACAAACCATACTGAAACCGGAGCAACACTAGCAGCTCTTGGTCCTGCATGGGATGCTTTGAAAAATGATAATGAAATTGATCTAAGCTTTGTACTACAAGGTAAAGGTGATGATGAAGGTATTCGTGCCAACTATATCATTTCAAATGTTGCAGATTACAGAAAAGATTGTGTTGCATTCATATCACCATCTAAAGAAGCGGTAGTTGATAAAACTGCAATTCAAGATAAACTTGATGGTGTATTAGGTTATCGTAATAAAGTACAAAACTCATCGTACTCATTTATGGATAGTGGCTATAAGTATCGCTACGACAAATACAACGATGTATATCGCTGGACACCACTAAACGGTGATATGGCAGGCCTAGCTTCAAGAGTTGAAGTATGGGAATCACCTGCAGGTTATAGAAAAGGTGTAATCAAGAACGTTATCAAACTAGCGTTTAATCCTTCTAAGCCACATAGAGATCAGCTTTATAGTAAAGACGTCAACCCAGTAATGTCGCAAGCAGGTCAAGGTATTATCCTATTTGGTGATAAAACAGGCCTAGGTGTTCCTAGTGCATTCGACAGACTCAATGTACGTAGATTGTTTATTGCAGTTGAAAAGGCAATTGCCACTGCTGCTAAGGGCTTCCTATTTGAGCTAAATGACGATTTCACTCAATCGCAATTTAAAAACATTGTCGATCCATTTCTACGAGACATTCAAGGTAGACGAGGAATTATTGATTTCCGAGTAGTGTCTGACGCTACAGTAAATACCCCGGCTGTCGTAGATCAAAACAAATTCAGAGCAAACATTTATATCCAGCCTGCTCGTTCAATTAATGTTATCGAACTAACATTTGTTGCAACAAGATCTGGTGTAGAGTTTGATGAAATTGTTGGTTCGATTAGGTAATAAATAGATCAAAATAGGAGAATAAAAACATGGCATTCAATATCAACCAGTTCAAATCAGAACTCGTCGGTGGTGGTGCACGTCCTACGCTCTTCCAAGTTCAGGTTACTAACCCTGTTGCTCCGGAAGCTGATGTCAAAGTACCTTTCATGGTAAATGCGGCTCAGCTTCCAGGATCAACTGTTGGTTCCTATACTTTGCCATACTTTGGTCGCCAGGTTAAATATGCTGGTGATCGAGTATTTGATGCATGGACAGTCACGATTATCAACGATGAAGACTTTGCAATTAGAAACGCTATGGAAGGGTGGATGAACTTCATCAACTCTCACGATGGCAACATTCGTGGATTACCACAAGAATATAAGTCTAATGCACTTATTACACAATTTAGTAAAAACGGAGACGCGCTTCGTACTTACATCTTTGAAGGTATGTTCCCAACCGATGTAGAACCAATTACAATGGGATGGGCAAACCAAGATGCGGTAGAAGAATTTAGTGTTACATTTCAGTATGATCTATGGAGAGTTGAAGGCACTACCGGTAATCCGACTACTTAATTTTATATAATGAAGGAATGAAAATTTGAAAATCTTTGGATTTGAAGTAAAGCGATCAGAAGAAGAGGCCGACAATGTTCCGGTCTCTTTTGCTGAGCCGTTAAACGACGATGGAGCTATTACCGTTGGTAACGCAATGGGTGGCTTTTATGGAACTATGCTCGACTTGGAGGGTTCAGCCCGTACCGAGTCCGAGCTTGTTACTAAATATCGTGGTATGGCTATGAACCCAGAAATCGCCCAGGCGGTTGACGAAGTAATTAATGAAGCTATCAGTGTTAGCACAGACGATAAAATCGTTGAAATTATGCTAGACGATACAGACTTACCAGACAAAGTTAAAACAAAAATTGCAGAAGAATTCGATGAGGTTTTAAGACTTCTTGATTTTTCTAATATGGCTTATGATACCTTTGGTAAATTCTATATTGATGGTAGAATTAATTACCATATGATCATCAAAAATGATGATTTAAAAGAAGGTATTGTTGAGCTCAGATATGTAGATCCTCGTAAATTAAAACTTATTCGTGAAGTTGATAAACGAGAAAAAGATCCACACTCTGGTATCCCAGTCAAAAAAGTTAAAAACGAATATTATATGTATTCTGAAAACGGTTTTGGATCTGATAAAGGTGGAAGCGCTGGAACATCAGGTGCTACAAGCGGTTATAAGATTTCTAAAGACTCGATTGCACGTGTTACATCAGGGCAAATGAATGAGAATAATTCGTTAGTTCTTTCACACTTGCATG